TATTCAAGGTATTTGGCCACAAAACTCCACAATCAAGCCGTGGAGTTCTTTTATATCGATCCTACGGCAAGCAAACAGGCAATGCTGAATGAATTGCTGGAGAAAATGGAAAAAAACCTTTCCGTGGCCATTATGCTTACGCAGAATACTGCAGATGCAGCCAAGGTGCAGAAAATGATGATTGATATGAAGGACGTCATCAAAGAGATTTATCCTGATGATGATGGGCTGGATGAAGAGTTCTTCAGACGCCCAATAAAGCTTTATACCCAAAAACCCGAAGATGTAGATTTACCGCCAGTGGACAAAGCTGAATTAAAAAAATTCATTGAAACGCTCCCGGAGCTGCACGCTGTGGTAATAGATAAGATCAAGGAAGAGGCCGGGCTTTTACCTATGAAGCTTTTCCTTGACGAAAAAGAAGATCCACGCCAGCAATGATAACTAAAAATGATCCTTTAGTAGAAACCAGGTATTCCACCAATGCCAATCAATCTATTGCGTACATTGGCGCAAAGGACGTGCAGGTTATCGGTGGCCGTGGAACCACAAAGACCACGCAGATACACGCAGAGCGATTTCAGGAGGCTATGATAGAAATGCCGCGAAGCCTGCAGATGTTTCTTTGCAATACCTATGAAAATGCCAGGACAAACTTAGTGCCCGGTTTGGAAAATGGCTGGAAGGAATATCGCGACTGGAAATACGGCATAGATTACGTAAAGGGCGAGCCGCCGCCATCTTTTTTTAAAAGGCCTTTTGTTCCGGTTGAAAATTGGAAAAAAGTAATTTCCCATAGAGATGGCGCCGCCATTGTTATCGGGTCGGGAAATGAAGTTACCGGGCTTGCGGGAAACTCCTACCAATATATTGGCGCTGACGAAGTAAAGTATATTGGAAAGGCCAAAATGGATATCATTGAGCCGGCTCTGCGTGGTCTTAATCATTTTCCACATTCGGCATATTATCGCGGTTCCTGCTTTACTACCGATTTGCCCAACTTGGGGAAAGGCGATGATCCGTGGATTTTGGACCGTCGCAAAAATATGAATGTGGAGCAGGCAAAAGCTGCTTATTATTGTGGCTATTTGTATTATCAGAATGAGGGGAAATTGGCCAATGCGCTAAAGAATAAGAACAAAGCCGATGTGCGCAGATACCTCAAAGCTCGCGTTAGGCTATACGCACAGTGGTTGCGGGTTCGAAAAAATCTATCGTATTTTTTTGTTACTTCCTCATTCGCAAATATAGATGCCCTTACTTTGGAATATATTCAAGACCTTCTGAAGCAATTGGGATGGGAAGAATTTAAGCAAAGCGTACTTTCCCTAAAAGGCGGCGTGGAAGATGGCGAAAAGTTTTATTCCGGACTTTCTGAAGCGCATTTTTACCGGGATGGCATCAATGAAAATTATGATCATTCCCTGGGCCTTCACGAAGAAGCTAACTGTAATATTTTGCGGTACCTAGATCCTAATGCTGAATTGGATTGCGGTATCGATTTTGGGCGCATGCTGAGTATGGTAATTGCCCAAGAGCGCGGCAAGGAATTTCGTTGTCTGAAGAATATTTACAAACTGGCCCCCGAGAGCTCGCGCGAATTGGCCGATCATTTTATACAGTTTTTCAAGCCCCACAAAAGGAAGGTTTTGAATATGTATTACGACCGTAGCGGGAACCAGTACGAAAGTAGTGGGCGTTCGTGGGCGGCAGAGCTGAAGGATTGTATTGAAATAGATACTGCGGGAAACCGTACCGGCTGGACGGTGAATTTAATGAGCCGCGACCAGGCTACCATTTACCAAAGTGAGGAATATTATTTTATGAAAAACGTTCTTTCCGGGCAAATGGAAGGTTTGCCGAAATTATTGATAGACGTTTACCAATGCCGTGAATTGAAATCGTCGCTGGAGCTTACAAAGATTCTTCAGAAGCGGGACAAAAAAGGAAGCGTGCAGATATACAAAAATAAAAGCAGCGAGGGTTTACCATTGTTCCAACTGCCAATGAATAGCACGAATTTTGGCGATGCCTTTAAATATTTGATGTACCGTAAAAAATGGGCGAATATGGCCAAAAGAAAGCGCAGTGTTATTATTACTGCGCTGGATGGGATGTAGGTTTTTCTTTCATTACAGGTTCAAAAAATATAGGATTGCCTAAAATACCCCCAGGTTTTAAGGGAATTTCAATAGCCTTTACTCCACTTTCATTTATCCAATTGTACATATTTTTTGAAACTGCAATTTTCAGCACTGTTTCTTTTGCTTTTGGATGAAAATTCTTTTTAAACTTCTTTTTTCTCATAATTCAAAGATAATCAAAAATTTGTACGCACAATTGTAATGAAAATGTAACAGATGTGCGCATATTTTGTATTTTTGGGTATGGAAAACAATATTTTTGATTTTATACACGCGCATCACTTAATAGCAAGAAGTGAGGCTAAAGAAACTGATGAAGGAAACAATTTCATTTATGAAATTACCTTTGAAGATAAAACGCCTTTCTTTTCTTATGAAACTGGATTTCTATATCCAAAAACTTTTGAGCAATGGCTGAAAGAAACAATTCAATATATTCAAGAGAATTACGATTATATTGAACATCATCGTGCTTTTCGTTTAAAAACTACTGAGATAGATTCAAAATAATTTTTCATATGACACGCGAAAATTATCTAAGGGAAATATTAGGATCTCCTTCCATTGATTCTTTGATTGCGGAAAAAAGAGCATTTGATGCGGCATTGGCTTATGAAAAAAATTGCAGAATGAAATATGATCATCCTTTATTTCCAAGTAGAAATCCAATAAAAGGAGAGCGGATTTCGGATTTTGCAGAAAAATTTCAAACTACAGTTAATGAAATGAAACTTCAATGGAAAGCTGTGGAGTTTACTTTAGATAAAGCATAAAAAAACGCCTTACGATTGCAGCGTAAGGCGTTCACGGAAAACAACTAAAAGGGGATCTTAATCCCCTTCGTTGATTTTATAGACGAATGGCGTTTTTGTTTTCCAGTAGTCGTGGTTAATGATATAGCTGTTATAGGGTTTCTCCATTGTAATGGTATTTTGATGGTACACTTCTGCTTTAATGCCGTGCATCGCCAAATTAATGCAGGTCATTTTTACGCATATATGGTCCCTGTCCTGTGCTACGTAGTAGTTACCCGGAGCGTGAACGTGGGTTGCCAATATCATACGGCCACTGCCGCAGGTGGGTTCGTTGATATTTTTTCCAAAAGTTCCTTTTGGAATTATCATTTGGGCGCACATAGTGCATAGTGCTTCCGGAGTGAAGAATTGCCCAAGGCCACTTTTTTTATAGTTGCCGGCAATGGCTTCATAAAAAGAGCCGAGAGGGTCTGTCCATTCGCCCGCTCTGCGGGCGTTTTCATAAATAATGAACAAATTGCCCAGCATTTTGGGAAATCTATTTATCTCGTCTTCGCTGTATTTTCTTATGGTACTGAGGTACCAGTCCTCTTGTGTTTGTCGTGCGAGCACACAAATAACAAGGGTTAGAAAATCGTCGAAGACGCGCGCGGCATCGTGGCGCATTGCTATAAAGGAAAAGAGGGAATTAAATTCCCTCAAATCCTGTGGTATATCTCTTGTTTTAGGCACTTTCTTTCTTTTTTAGGGGTTCAACTTGCGCATTGCTGAAAATGTAGGCTAAAGGGTAAAATTTAGATTTTTTGCCTTGCTCCTCGTTTTCCTCTTGGGGGTCGGTTTCTTTTTTATCTCTTGGCTTTCCCCAGATACAAAAAGCCTTTTCACCTTTCTTTACTGCAAATCCTGCTTTCATCCAGCCTTTGAAGCTTTTAAATTCTTGGTGCGTGTCGTTTGTGTAGAAGTGATTTATCACGATTTCGTTAACGTTCTCTTCTTCCATCGCTTCGGATTGAAGCATCATTTTAGCCACTTTTGAAATTTCTCTCAAGGCTTGGCGTTTCTGTTGTACTGGCGTTAATTCTTTGCTTTGTGTTTCCATGATATTTGTGTTAAAGTGTTGGAATTAAAGTTTTGAAGCGTGTATCGTTTCGCCTGTCGGCTAATCCCTTACCAATATTCTACGTTAGGCGTTTTCAGGTTTTTGCTAACGGGGTGCATCCTCAAAAGCCGTTATACAAAATTCCTCCCCGACCACGTGTACCTTTAAAAAATGTAATCTTTGAAATCGTTGTGCTGTGGTTCTGCTTCGGCTCGGAATTTCTCCGCTATGGCTTGCGCTTTATTGAATGCGTTTTTGCATTGCTCTTTAAAAAATTTATAATCGTCATAATTGAAGATTGACGAAAAACCCTGTTTTTGTAGAATGCTTTTAACTTGCTCGGAAAGCAAAAAAGGGTTAGTTTTACGGCTGTTCAATGTGTTGTTTTCCATGATACTTTGAATGTGTTATAAAAACCCCTATCGCCCTGCAACGGCTTTAGGGGTTCTTTGATTAATACTAGATTTGAAAATTTAAAATTTCCTTGTCTGTCTGCGTTTGAAGCGTTGAAAGTTCTTTTTCTACCACGTCCAAAAGCATGTTAATGGTTAAAGGGTTGCTAATCTTGAAGCGGTAACCGTTACCTGCAGAAAATTCCATTTTCGCTTCTGTTCCGTCCTGGCTAACTCTGAAACTTGTTAGTTCGTCAAGTTTGGTATCAATGCGGTTTTTCTTGTCGGCAAGCTTGTTAAATATTTCAAGCTTTTTAACTCTGCTTTCTGCAGTAGGGTTCAAAATTTGGTCAATGGTGGTTGTGGCTTTTTGCACAACTTCTTTTTTTGCATCTTCCTTTTTTGGTTCTCCTTGTGCTTGTGGCTTTTGCTCCGCTTTTGCGGTTGCGTTTTTAGCGGTTGCACTTTTCTTGTTGTTTGTGGCTTTCGCCTCTTTCAATTTTTCCATGATGTATGGTTTTAAGGGTTATTATTATAACTTAAAGATACGAAAAAAAGTCGGAATTTCCGACCTTTAAACACGCCAAATATCTATATTTTACAGGGGTTTAGGCTAATTTTTACTTATTCTAAATAACATATTTTTAAAACAAAAAACCCTCAAAAATTTCATTCCATTAAAAATCAAAAAAACCTAATTAACTGAATTTCAGCAAACAAACCCAAAACAAAAACCCGCATCGGGTTTTTGAAGCATCGCAGATACCGTCCCGCTCAATGGCGTTATTGCAATTGCATAAAGGCTTTTTTCTTAGATATATGACGAATGCCCATAAATAAAGGGCTTGCACGCCCAACCACTTAGGTCTTAACCACTACAACCACTTATTCGGTTTTAGTGGTTATAACCATTAATTACCTGTCACAATCAAGCCAACCATTATGTTATATAATTGTGGAATGATTGCAATTGCACATTACGAAGCTTTAAAGCAAATGAGGAAGTTGTCTGAAGACAACATACCTTTTTCATTTTCATTTTTAGGATGCAACTTATCTACTCGCCAGAGCGATGGGTTCAAGGAAATAAAAAAAGCAAAGCTTCGGGTGGGGCTATCATCTGAGCACGGTATTAAATCTCGTAGCCTTATAGGCTATACCGATCTAGAAACAAACCAAGATCGTTGGTTCTACTTTCCGTTGCTTACCTCGTTTAACCAATATGAAATCAAATGTTCGAAGTAGAAATGTTCCGCGACAATGGCGGCTTAGTTACAACCAGTGAGGCTTCATTTACGTTTGAAGCTGTCGATAACCCTAGAGATCTAGATAACAAGCGTAATGAAGGGAAATCATTTGATTGGACTTCTCAATCATACGAATTACAGGGTTATACAATTTTTCCTTACGGCAAGACAGATGATTTGCCTAGAGAAATAAGAGATGTTGTTCTTGATAACAACATAGCTCCCGGTATATTAAGGAAGAAAACACAGCTTCTCTGGGGAAAGGGTGGGCTTCTGTATACAGAGGAGTTTGATGAAAAAGGAAAACTATACAGGAAGTGGGTAAAGGATAATGAAATATCCGATTGGTTATACAGTTGGGACGCAGACACCTATATTACTAAAGCGTGTGTTGATTATGATTATGCTGAAGGGGTTGGCACTATGTTTAAGCTAAACAGAGGGCCACGTATTGGTGGTCGTCCATTTATAGCTGAATTGGAGCATAGAAACCTAATTGAGCATAGATTGGCTAAGGAGTCTTCTGATAAAGGAAAAAAAGCTACTCGTTGTATTTATACTCCTGATAATACAGATCCGCATACATTAGGAAATGAACATAGCGTTTATCCCCTATTTGATTTTAGAGATCCCTTCAAATATAAAAATGCTTACTTCTACAGTAGTATGTACTCCTTTTGTAGTGAGCACTATGCCATTCCTTCAATTTACGGTTCATTGAATTGGCTGCGTCGTTCTACGGCTGTCCCTTTAATACTGGAAGCATACATTAAAAATGGAATTAATGTAAAGTATCACGTTATTTCCCCTGCAAAGTTTTGGGAAAAAATGGAAGATGAATTAAAGGAAAAATGCAGGCTGGATAACAAAAAGTATGATGCGTCAATGCTCCTTACCGAGAGGACTAAGTATTTACGAAAAGTAACTAAAGCTCTTTCGGGAGCAGATAACACAGGTAAGTTCTGGCATACAGTTAAGTATGTTGAAGTAGACGGAAACAACATTCTAGAGCACGGATGGGAGATAAAGGAGATACCAGGAAAGATTAAAGATTTAATAAATGGGAATCTTGAAATTGGAAGAGAAGCTAATCGTGCTACTGCTGCCGGTGTAGGTATGCACCCAGCATTAGGCGGAGCAGGTGAAAGTGGAAAGTCCGATTCCGGAAGTGAGCAGCTGTACGCTCTTAAAAACTATCTAATCACCGGTATCGATATCCCTGAAATGATAGTATGCAAAGCTTTGAACTACGCCATTAAAGCCAACTGGCCAGAAAAGGAAGTAAAAATCGGCTTCTATCACATAGCCCCGCAAAGGGAAGAAGACACAACAAGTACAGATCGCGTTAAAAACAAAGTATAATGAAACTACTATTCAATAAAGCAGGAGCCGATTTCAGCAAAGAGTTCAAGGATGCCCTTGGGTTCGTGGATGCCGATTTCAAATTTCAGAAAATAAAGCCTGATCTTGTGAATGCCACTCAAGAGATTGCCAGCTTCCTTGGCAATGCTACTTATTTGGAAATTGTAGCTACCTATGAGAGCAATTTTGATTACGAAACCACAGCTGGGCAGATCCTCCAGTTTGCACAAAACGCCATTGCCAATCTCGCTTACCGATATTTTGCTCCAAGCAATGACCTTCAGCACGGTACCAACGGCCGTAAGATGCTAACCAGTGAGGATAGCAAAACGCCATTTGAATATATGATTGTTGCTAGCAACGACGAATTGGAGCGCCGCTCCCATCGTGCTATGGACAATCTCATAAACCTATTGGATGAAAGTTCAAATACCTGGAAGGCTTCAGATAATTACAAGGCCACACATCGCCTATTTGTACGCACTGTTAAAGAGTTCAACCAATTTTATACAATCAATTCGCGATACTTATTGGAAAAACTTTCTCCTGGCATCGCCATGGCGGAAAAACGTTTGATCATTCCTAGAATTGGACAAACTGCCTATGATGCGCTGAAGGCGAAAAGAAAGGATGGTTCCGCTTTATCTGCAGATGAAGAAACCCTGCTTTTAATGATTCAGGAAGCAACCGTGTACGCTGCACTTGCCTGGGGCGTTATCCGTCTGCAGGTAACATTGTTTCCAGACAGTATATCTCAAGCTGTGCGTGGTGATAGCGCTACGATTAAAGGCAGAATGCCAATAGTAAATAATGTATTGGACCAGCTGGAGCAAAAATTCAAAGAAGACACAGCACAAGTGCTTTTGGATATCGAAGCCGCCGTTAAGGAACCGGATCCAGAACCAACCACTCAAACAACCAATTGCCCCGATGAAGACAAGTTCGGTTTTAGAACCGATGATGGCTTCGTAGGATAAAAAATCAACCTATAAGTTTACTTTCTATGATAAAAAGAATAATCAAATTTTTAAAGCGCCTTCGCCGTCGTTGGTTTTTGTCTCGCCAGGCAAAAGCAATGCAGCCAATCGTTGATCAAATGATTAAAGATCGTAAAGCATTGCGACGGGACATTAATCAATTCCTCCGGAAATATTTCAAAATAGATGCCCGAAGCAAATACATTCCTGCAGACTTCAAAAACAAAGAGGAAGTGAAGTTGGCAATTTTGGACAAATTCAGTCCAAAAATGGAAGAACTGAATGTAACATATGAGCAGCTGTTCAAATGACAGATTTCCCCGAAATATTGCCCATACAAATACCTGAGCTAAATAAATGGCTGTATTTGCCATTGTGCCTGGAGAAAATGGACCAACGGCAATACATCGCATTTTTCAGCCTTGTGTACCGAATGGAAACCAAGGAAATCGATTACTATGAATTTGCAACTTTGGTGGTTTACGAATTGCTGGAGCTTAAAAAAGGCGATCGTAAGTTGCCGGAAGAGGAGCTGGAGGAAGCATTGAGCAATATTGCGATGTTATCAGAATATATTGCGGCTTACTTCAATAGAAATGACAACGTAATTTCGTTAAAGCTGGAATATACTCGCAACTACATAGATTGCGTTACACTTCCCTTCAACAAAAAATACTATGGTCCATCCCAATGGTTTCGCGATGTTGATTTTGGAGAGTATGAAGACGGATTGAACCGTTTCCTGCAGTATAATGAAACGCCTTGTCGTGAATTGCTCCAGGAACTAATGGCCACCTTCTACCGGGAAAAAAGAAACGGCAAGCGCTTTGGATATCTTTCTTCTGAAATTGAAAGTGCAGCACATAGCTTCTCACAGGTTCCGATTGGTGCACTATATGGCTTTTACTACAACTTTGCAATGTTCCATACCTATTTCAGCGGTTCGCAGGTGTATTATAGCGGTCAGCTTATAGATCTGTCCATTCTTTTCACCAACCAACCTGCAGATGAAAGTTCCAGTTACGAAAGTCCATATCCTTCGCTTGGCATCAAGTCCACGGGAATAGAGATTGCAAAAACAGGGGTTTTGGGCAATTTAAAGCAAGTGCGTGGCACAAAGCTTTGGGATGTGGCCTTGCTCCTTTACGATATGCGAAAAAAGGATTTGGACGAACGCGAAAAACAAAAATTAGCTAAAAAAGAATAGGTATGTATCAAGATTTAAGCCCATTGTTCGAAAAACTACATCAAAAATTTGTAAATGATGTTATGCAGGAAGAAGATATTCAAGTTCTAACGCAGCGACTTTTGAATACACATAATCCTTTGAAAAAAGAACTTATTCAGGCGAGGATTGAAAATATTAACCACAAAAGCACAAACTAATGGCAGCAATACAGGATTTTAAGAATTAT